GCCTTCGGTGATGCCTTCAAAGCTGCCGCCGGTCTCGGCACCAATATCGAAAGCGGCCTCGATCAGCTTCCCGGCGCGCTCGGCGGACCCGGTGAGCGCGGTGAACCGCCCCTCGAGCTGCTTGAGGTTATCGCCGCTCCTGACAATGTCATTGAGCACCTTGCCGACAGCCGCAATCGCCGCCGCCACCGCGATGGCGCGGCCCGGAATGCTAATCCCCAGACGGTCGCCGACTTTTTCCAGGCGCGAGTCGAGACTGTCCGCCTGGCGCGAAATCGTCCTCGCGGATCGATCCATCGTCCGCCGGGCCCGCTCCATGTTGCGCTCGAAGCGCGCGATGCTGGCATCGAGCCGGACGCTCAGCCGCGAGACTTCCTCAACCATGCCTTGACCTTTTCTTCCTCGACCATCGCGTCCAGCGCCGCGACAGCCTCCGGGCCGGTGTCGATTTCGTCGAGCCCCGCGGGGCCCGGACAGTTTGCCATTTCCCAACCTTCGAAGCCGGCGGCGAACTCCGCCAGCCCGAGCGCGCGGACCTCACCGGCATGCCAGCCCATCGCCCCCCCGGTGATCAGGTAGGGACGGATGCTGAATCTGGTTTCTCTGGGCTCGCCCCCGGATCTGGCTCGGGGGCGGCGGCGTTTCCCCGGTCGTCATCCCGGATCGCCGCTCCCAGAACGTCGCGCGCCATCAGTCTCGCAGGCTTGACCCCGGCGGTCTCGATCACATCGCCAGCCGTGAGCCTGGAGCCGCCCCATTTGAGGGCGGCGCCGAGCACCGCCTGCAACTCGTCCAGACGGTAGAGCGTGGTGCCGAGCGCCTGCCACAATTCCTCGATCTGGGGATTGACCTTGGCGATTTCCTCGAGGCCTCCGATCGGCAGCGACAGCAGCTGCTTCGCGCCGCCGACCTCGACCTCGATCTGCGGGCGCATCAGACCGCCGCGACGAACGTCGGCGCCCCGGCCAGCTGCAGGGTCAGATTGAACGAGCAGACTCCATCGTATGGGCCCTCGTAGCTCAGATCGGTGACCACGAATGCCGCCGTGTCGACGCCGACATTGGGGACATCGATCTGGTAGTTGACGATCGCCCCGGTCCGGAAATCGTCCTCGATCGACTGAATCGGCAGCAGCGACTTCGCGATGCCGCTCGCGGTGAAGGTACCGTTTTTCGGGCCGGTGATGAACGTCTCCCATATCTCGCCATTGACATCGACATCGTCGCCAGTGGTGACGTTGATCGGGGCGCCCGTCTTGCTCCAGTTCGTGGTCTGAACCGCCCCCACGAGCGTGAAAACCTCCGTCGGTGTGGCGCCATCGCCGCGCAGGAGCTTTAGCTCCGAGCCTCTTTTCGCAACCATGTCATCATCTCCTGTCTATGAACATTCAGCGCTTGCCCAGGGCGCCTCGATCGGGCTTCCGACATCACGGATGAGTGCGGAATCTGAACTTCTGGCGCACCAGGGTGCGAACCCCATCCTCGAGCAACTGCGCCCGCTGTGTCATCAGGCTGGCCATGACGAGCTGCTGGGTCGTCAGCGCCGGCTCGGCGCGGTGGATCGCGGCGACGCTCGCCGCGGCGATTTGCAGGGCCTCGGGCTTGCCAGGCTTCTCCGACCAGATGTCGACCGTGAATTCATCCTCCCAGCCGTCCATGCCAGAGCCTTCCCACGGACGCCCGTCGATATCGCCGAGCGTGATCAGCGGGTATGTCGGATCCTGCGGCGCCGCGTCGTATATCCTGGCGCCGACGATCGCCGAGACCCCGGCATCGGCCTTCAGCAGCGCGATCAGCGCCTTCTGGACCTCGAGCGTCGAGACGATCATCTAGATGCTGCCGCTTTCTTTTGCGACGGCCGATCTGACCGCCATGGTGATCGACCGCTTGATCCTGTTCAGGACGCGCCGGCGATTGACGAAATACGCCGGGAAAAGGAACGGCTCCGGCTTCGACCCGGGATGGGTGTTGTAGAACCGGCGACGGCGCCCGGCTCTTACGATCAGGTTTCCCTTTACCCGCGCAGCGGTGCCGAACTCGACCCAGCGCGCATAAAAACCCGGCGATGGCGCAGATTCCAAAAACACTCCGATCCTGGCTTCGATCGCATTGGCGCCGGCGGCGGCGGCTGCCAGCGAAGCTCCGGCAAGGCCGCGCCGCACCGCCCCTGGCCGCTGAACTCTGATCGCCCCGCGCAACTCGCCGGTCCTGACCGGGACCAATGTCCGCGCCGTCGCCGCGATCTCATCGGCGCCCCGGTTGATCGCGTCGGTGATCCTTTCCTGGATTTCACGCGGAACGTTGCTAAAGACCCGCTGCACCGCTTCCAGACCTTCGAGCCGCCGCAGCCGGGCCATCAGACCGCGACCTCGCGCTCGATCACCATTTCCAGAAATCGGTTGCGCCGGTCGGGATTGCGGATCGACCGGATATTCCAGCGCACGCCGCCAATAAAGGCGCTGTCGGCCTCCCGCACCGCGCGAGTCAGGCTCGACGAGCGCACCGTGAGCAGACCGGTCATCGGCGCTTCCAGCGCCGCGCCGTCGATCCGCTCGCGGCCGGCGGTCTCGTTGAGACCGCCCCAGACGACATTGATCTCAGACCATGTGCCGGTGCTGACATTCCCGTATTCGTCCGTTGCGGTGTCGCGCCGCTGAAAGGAAACCCTCTTGTTGAGCGGGCCGGCGCTGCTCATTCGAAATCGCACCGGATCGCTATCGACTGCCTTGCGGTCTCGCCGAAGGCGCTGACCATCTCGCCGTTCAGCCGGTAGATCTGGCCGCGCGTCATCTCGGAGACGGTGACGCTGGAAATCGTCCCGGCGCTGCCGAGATCTGCGAGGACCGGACCTGGCGGGTCGATCGACCAGGCCGTCGACGCGATGCTGTCGCCGGCGGCGAGCCACTCCGACCACTCGACCGACCGGGTGATCGCGGCGGCCGGGTCCTGCAGGGCGTAGGTCATCGCTACCTCCGGGCGATCACCGCGCCGCCGCGCCGCGCGGTGACGGTGTGATTCGGATTTGAAAAGAAAGTCACCGGCCCCAGCTCCGTCAGCGTCGCCAGACTTACCTCGCTGGCCGATTCGAGGTCGCCGCCGAGCAGCAGATGGACCTGGCCGAGCGCCGGCGCGGCCACTTCCGAGCCGCTCTCGACGTCGTCTCCGGCCAGCAGATGCACCTGTCCGAGCGCCGCCGCGGATACCTCGGAGCCGGTCTCGACATCGTCGCCGAGCAGCGCGTCGGTGGTCGATTCGGTCAGCGCCGCCGCGCTCACCTCGGAGGCGCTCTCGACGTCGTCGCCGAGCAGCAGATGGACCTGGCCGAGCGCCGGCGCGGTCACTTCCGAGCCGCTCTCGACGTCGTCTCCGGCCAGCAGATGCACCTGTCCGAGCGCCGCCGCGCTCACCTCCGAGCCGCTCTCGACATCGTCGCCGAGCAGCGCGTCGGTGGTCGATTCGGTCAGCGCCGGCGCGCTCACCTCGGAGCCGCTCTCGACGTCGTCTCCGAGCAGCAGATGGACCTGTCCGAGCGCCGGCGCGGTCACTTCCGAGCCGCTCTCGACATCGTCGCCGAGCAGCAGATGGACCTGTCCGAGCGCCGCCGCGCTCACCTCCGAGCCGCTCTCGACATCGTCGCCGAGCAGCGCGTCGGTGGTCGATTCGGTCAGCGCGACCGGGGTCACCTCGGAGCCGCTCTCGACGTCGTCTCCGAGCAGCAGATGGACCTGTCCGAGCGCCGGCGCGGTCACTTCCGAGCCGCTCTCCGTGTCATCGCCGGCCAGCAGATGGACCTGTCCGAGCGCCGCCGCGCTCACCTCCGAGGCACTCTCGGCGTCGGCGCCGGACAGCAGATGCACCTGGCCGAGCGCCGCCGCCGTCACCTCGGAGGCACTCTCGGCGTCGTCGCCGAGCAATGCATCGACCGGGCCGCCGGCCGCCGGGCGCAGCGCAAAAGACGCGGCGAGCCAGGTATCGGCGGCGCCCAATTCATAGCTTCCCGGGTCTTCCGCTCCAGCCGTTGCAACGATCTTCGAGGCAATCCCGACCGTCGCGCCAAAACTTATCGAACCCAGCCCGGTATTTTCCTCCAGCAAATTGGTATAGCCAGTCGGCGGCGTGACAACCGTGGTGTCCCGGTCGTCCAGCTGGAATGTCGAGACAAACAAGGCGTCATCGGTGACTGTTGTAAGCGAGGGCGAGTCTGGAAACGCGGAAGCTCCGCCAAAGACCGAGGCCGGGCCGATGTCGATTGGCGTGGTTTCGTCCACGCCGCGCCAGGCCTGAAACGCGCAGGCAATTATTCTGTTGGTCTCTTGTGTGACGTCTACAGTGGTATCCGGGGTCGCCCCCATTACCTTGTAGGCCAATTGATTTCCGGGGCCGGCGGAGTCTATCTTTACAAGGTCGGTCCAACCCTGCCCGATGATGCCGTCATTGATGATGGTGAGGTCGGCCGCCAGAACGGCAATCACGATATCGCCGGTTTGCGTCGTCGGCAGACCGACGGTCACGGCTCCGGTGCCCTGCGCCACCCGCGCCGTCGTGTTGCCGACAAAGGTAATTGCCATGGCGAGCCGCCTCGCCTAGAGGGTTAACCGGCTCCGCGCCGCATGTACGGCGGCATTGCGCGCGCCGGTCATGTGCGGGGCCGGCACGTCGGGCTTGCCGAGTCGAGACGGTCCTGGGTTCCGAAGAACTCTATCGCGGCATCGGTGCTGATTGCCATTCGGACTCTCCTACTCCAGCCACGCGGCTCTCACCAATTCGATCTGGGCATTCAGCACATCGATATCTGCCCGCAAGACGGCGATGCCCGCAACCTGCACTGCGTCCGATGCCACCAGATTCCCGGCTGTGCCTTCAAGCGCCGTCAGCCGTGTTGACACGGCGTCGACCGCCTGGGCGAGCGCGGCGATCTGCGCGGTGTTCGCCGCCACCTGCGTCGTCAGCAGCGCCACCTGCACCGTCAGTTCCGGGTCTGGCACCGGGTCTGGCACCGGATCGGGCTCCGGCTCCGGGTCTGGTACCGGATCGGGTTCGGGATCGGGCACAGGATCGGGATCGGGCACCGGGTCCGGCACCGGATCGGGGGTCGCTCCGGTCTGCGGCCCGGCGTCGAGTGTAACGTCAAGATCGGAGCGGGTCATTTCAGCGCCAACTCCGAGCATCTCTATCGCACCGCCCGGCACCGCGCGCAGATCGGCGAGGGTGGCGTTGGGCACCAGCGCGTTCACAAACAGCTTGCCGTAGTAGTTCGCGGCGCCCGGATCGGTGTCCTGCGAACCGAAATTCTCGCCCACGCTCGCCCCGAAGATGATGTTTTTCGCATTGACCACGTTGCGGCTGACCGAATTTATGTTGATCTGCGGTATCCAGTTGGGACCGGACGTTGCGTGTCCGTCGTGCAAAAGCGTATTGTTCTGGACCACCAGCCCGTCGGCCTCCCCCACTGAGATGCCATGGACGAAGGCGCCGTAGATCACGTTGTCCTCGATCAGGATGTCGCGGTAGGCGCGGGCGTCGAACCCGAGGCCGATCGATTCATTGCCCATGAAGATCAGCTGCACGCTCTCGCCGGTGCCGACATCGAGGAAGTTGCCCCTGATGGTAATGTTTTCGGATCGGGTGCCGCCCGCGGGATTGAACAGCTGGATCATGTCGTCGTGGCTCAATGGCGACGCGGCGGCGTGAATCCAGTTGTCCTCGATCATCATACCGACGACGCCGGACATCTGGATCGCGTCGCCGCTGAACGAGTGGATATTGTTGCCGCGGATGGCGACGTTGTTGCTTTCATGGACACCGATAGCCCGGCCCCAGACTAAGCATTCGTTGTGCTCGATGACGATGTTGTCGGAGAACCAGACGCTCAGTCCGAAGCCGGTTCCCGAGCCGCCGGAGGCGGTGTCTCCGGAAAAAATGGAGTTGCGGATCGTGATGAAGGATGAGCTGTTGATATCGAATTTTCGCAAGGTGGACGGATCGCCAGAG